TAACTATAACAGACCACGGCTTTTATACTGGTCAGTATGTGACTTCTAGTGGTTCATCCTCAGTTAACCTAAATGGGGAATTTAAGATAAACAATACTACTACCAATACTATTGAAGTAACAGTACCTACTGGTACTGTAGTGCCTGTGACCATGCCGAGCATATTAGAGCACTCTATCCAGACTAGGGTTCACTTAGGTGGGGCTGTGGATGTCTACTGCTCTAAATTACCTGTATCTGAGCTAGTTCAACTGAGTACAAATTCTTTAGGGGTGGCCGTGCTTACTGGCCCTAACTACAGAGTCTTCCGTAGTAGCATCTCCGCAGGTGCAGAAGATACTATTCCAGTCCTAAACTCAGTTACTGTCCCATATACTGACGTGTCCGTGCTAGTGGATACACCTACATCAGGTATTTCTACATATACTCTGACTTCAAACGCTCACCCATTTATTCAAGGCGAGCTTATAGACGTACAAGGGTTCTCACAAACCTTACCTGTATCTAGTATTACTTGCACCGGTGTAACTGTAACCGCTACTAGTGTTGGGCACGGATTCTTACCAGGAGATACAGTAACTATATCTGGGGTAACTCCTTCTGATTATAATGGTACTTATACTATTACCTCTACTACGGTAGATACGTTCTCATATATAGTGCTGGCCAGTATATCAGTCTCAGGTACTGGTACAATGTTATGCGAAGTTAACGTACTCAATGGTAGTAGAACCGTATCTGCAATAACCACCAATACTTTTTCATTTACCTCTAACAACACTAATGCCACTACTACCGGTACTGCTACAGTCACTAGCCCGGTTAGGTACACGCTGAGGAATCCAAATGTGGAGTCCAGAGAGGTACTATCGGTCACTAATTTAGGTAATGGGGTAGTTTCTGTATTTATGCCAAGACATGGTTTACAGGTAAGCAGGAAAGTTACTTTATCAGGATTAACACCTTCCGGCTTTAATGGAAGTTGGGTCATTAGCTCAGTTACAGACCAGGATAACTTCATCATCAGTGTCACTACTATGGTAGATGATGTTACTACTATAACTACAACTAGCCCAATATGCGTCTCTACATATCCCCCAGCCGACTTCGGATTTAGTACTAAACAAGAAATCCATATAGACTTTGGACCAGCTTATGTTAATAAGACGGCAACATTTGAGGTCCGTAGGTTTGATAAGGTAGATGTTGTCCAGAACTACTTAGAGGATAGGGAGAGGAAAGTTCTCTGTGCCGACTATTTAGCCAGAGGGTTTAATATATATATCCTGACTATAGGAGTTACTCAGTACACTACATCCAGTAATACGCTAGTGGAGAGTGCAGCTACTGCATATATAGATAGTTTGGCTCCAGGTCAACCTTTCGTAGTAGCAGAACTAGTCGCTAGCTTGAAGAATGCCGGTATGTTGGATATCAAGTTACCATTGTTCGTATCATACTCTAGGTACACTAGAGATTTAACAGAGTTAATAGCTCCAGATACTGGTGTAATAGAAGACGTATTAGATCCTAATGATCCCACCAGCCTATTTGTATTAGATACTATAACGACTACATTAGAGAATTTACCAGCAACTAATGCCCCAGTGCAGAGATAACCTATGACAACATATTCTGGATTCGGAGCGGGGGGACTCCCAGTTGGTACCGATACTACTAATCTAACCTACCTATACGGTATCTCAGATTTTTTCTCGGTCATGTTTGAGGATACTGGCATGGTTAACCTGATGTTAGAGGCTACCTCAGAGTCAGCAGCATCTATATATAGTAAGTTCCTACAGATGACCTCTTCCATAAGCCTTAAGGATATAGAGGATTCTATTGGGTCAACCATTAAGCTAGTAGTTATTAAAAATACTGATGAGGTTGAAGGAAAAGTAAACACTTTCACCTTACCTATAGACATTGTAGGTTCTAAGTTTATAGCCAATAGACCATTACTCCCTACTACTTCGCTAGAAGACAATGTCAATTATCATGTTAGTGATGGCGAGATAACTTTATACAAGCCCTTATCTGAGCTTGGATTCCCCGCTAGGAAGTTGACCGATGGCACTACGGAGTATGCCTTATGGTTTGTAGATGTTGAAGTTGATGAACAACTGATACATAAACACTACGCTAAACTCATAGGTGTAGACCCGGCTACCTCTACAGAAGTCTATAAAAGCTTTGTGTACGGGTTGTACTATATGTACTACCAAGGCCCTACCTTGTCTATCCTACGTAAAGGGTTAAACCTATGCCTAGGCATCCCTTTGGCCAGGGAGAGTGAAGAGGTTATAGATGTTCGTCAGTACTTAGACACTGATCAGTATATAGTTATTACGGATAAGAATAAGTATGTATTACCATATGGGCTATTACCTTCAGTGCTACCGGGTGATATCCTAAGTGTATCTGATGAGATCTCTCAGTGGATAGAGATTAAGGATTGGGTAGAGGATGGTGATTGGTGGATAAACCTATCTATCCCACCTTCTATAATACCCTCTCTTCCTGAAACTCAGGTAGATAGGTATGCTTCAGTAGGTAGTAATTTTGATTACTTGATGCGTACATACATAAAGAATCATACATTTCTAGTTAATGTAAAAGTTAGCACATTTAAAAATAACCAGAACTTCCAACAACTGGCGGACATAATCAATAGGGTTAAACCCCTTTACTCTCAGGCAGTTTATATATGGAGTATTCCATACCTGGAGGAGACCCTAACTTCTTCAGATGAATCATTAACTCAACGAAGAGATAAGGTATTAACAGAGGACTTTTCATTCTCTATTTCTCGTATGGTTAGGGATAACACTAGGACCCTAGGGTTGGCTCCAGGAGACATGATAGGAGACTTGGTTAACTTTAATGCCGATGGTCTTCCAGTAAGCGATGAAGTACCGGTTGATTGTATTCCTAGGGGGACGCCTAGTTTCATGAGGATGAATGTATCATCTACGGTAGATAGACTATTTAAGTCCGGATTGTCTATGAGAACCGGGGATCAAACAGTGACCGGTATTATAAATCTCCCCAGTCAGTATGCTAATACACTTAGTAGTGATGTAGGGTGGCTAAATACATTATTCACTAGAGGCGAGAATACATTACGGGCTAAAAGGTCTGTGATAGCTCATGTTAGAGGAATAGATAGCTCTTTTGGAGAGCCTGCATTAAAAGGGTTTATATCCACTGGGATAATTACAGCTGATAAAAGAGTGGTACCCATGTATATAGTTACGGATGAAGTTATAGCTTCCAAGTGTAACTTAATGAAGATTTCACCCCCTCCTACTAACCGCTGGAGTTTTAACCTATTAGCCGGGGATTTAGATCAATCTATTAATAATATAGCTGTTAACTCTGCTATAGATTTATTTAACTACAAACCACTACTAATTACTCACTTTAATATTATTTTTTCTAGAACTACTAGTCAAATACCCAGTAGCCCATTCTTACCAAAGGGGGCGAATTTCTTATGGCTACCCCCGTATCTTACGGATTTAAAGGATGGCGATTTAGTTATTGGAGTCAGAATAGTTCCGGGGTTAGTAGGGGTATACTTAGTGACCTCTAATTTTGACTTGGATATTTCCCCATACAAGGTAATAGAAGATACTGACCCTGTGATCCAGCAGGCTAATGCACCTATGTCCAGAGGGTTAGGACCTATGCTTTCTCCCATTTACTCCATGAGGGGAAGGGGGGTTTTAAGCTATAATACACTTAGTAATGCTATCAATGAAGATGGTCAAACGACTACCGTAGATACCGAATATCTAGATGCGAATAATACGCCTAGACAAATACTTAGAGACGGCTCAGCCCTCGTACACAAGGTAGTCAGATAATACTAAATAACATGAAAAATATTCCAGCACATATACTCCAAAAGGTAAGATGTCTCTACTCAAGTATAGTAACCGGGGTTAAGGCTGTATTTAAAATACACACCTTAGATGGCATTCTTTCTATTAGTAAAGTATTCACAGATGGGACCGTTGAGCCGGTCCTCACTAAACAGAACCTAATTGTGTTAACTTCGAAACAGTATATGCTGTCCTCTATTTATAATAGTGGATTTGTTGTTAATGTAATAGATAGATTACAAATAGGCACTGGTGGAACAATAGACCCTGAGGGTCTATATCCTAAGTCAGTAAGCCAGTCTATAACTACACTATTTACTCCGTTACTTAGCGTGGCTACGTATACTACCACGGATCTGGACATACCTTCAGTTACGTTTATCGCTGACATTGATCAGTCAACCGCTAATGGTAGTCTTATCACCGAGGCTGGACTATTATTCTCCAATAACTCATTGTTTAACATAAAGACTTTTCCCGGTATCCCTAAGACGGCAGATTTTAGCATCCACTTCGAGTGGACGATTAAGGTGGCTTAATGGCAAACCCTCCCTTCTACCAAGGACCAGGAGACTACCTTAACATAGAGGTATCTTTAGACTCAAATAAGAATAAGGTATTACTACTAAGCTTACTTCAGGTAGAGGGAGTGTATCCTAATTTACCCGGAGAAATATTTATATATGAAAATACAGGTACTACTACACTGGGTGAGTATATAGGTATTTGTAATCTAGACGAACTGAGCAGACTACAGGTTTATAGCTCTTCTACTGCAATACCTAAGTTCGCTAATAAGTACCTAAGGCATAATACTGCTAAAATACTACTAAGTTTAACGGAGGATCACACACCGTATGTTACTAGGGCTACTACTTCTATAAACTCCCTGGGCACTGAAATGAAACTAAAAACTACGGCTAGCTCCATAGTATACATACCTAAGGTTTAACTATGACTTTGAGACAACAACTTTTTGCAAACAATGCTAAGACTACATTATCCTTACCTATTATGGGTACAGATACATCTATTACCTTAGTAGATGCTAGTAAATTCCCCAGCCCGACTACGGGTCAATACTTTTTAGCTACATTAGATACCGGTACTACGGTAGAGATAGTAGAGTGTTCCCTCAAGACGGGGAATGTACTGACAGTAATTAGGGGCCGTGAGAATACTTTGACCTCCAGTTTCCCCTCAGGTACCTCGGTAGAGGTTAGGGTAACTTCAGATACCTTAGCTTCTTTTGCCAAGACCGATACTAGGATGTCAGAACTGTCTTCTGTGGAGTTACTAACTAAACCCTCTGACTCAAACGGGACATCATATGTGTGTGCCAGTCTTGATGAGAGTGGTAACCCAACGGTAGCGCTAAAGAATACGACTGATACATGGAGATTCTCTAATTACCCTAAGAGGGTGTTTACTGGGACTATTGCGGCAAGCCCGCCTGCTACCCTAGCTTCGGCATCTTCTACATTAACCCCTAGTGGAGTGTCTACAGTTATTACCGGTAAATATCTAGTACAGTTTACTAGCGGATCCTTAGCCGGCAATGTCCGTCCATTGTTTTCTAATACTGATAGTAGTTTTACATGGGTTACGGATTTACCCAGTCTGCCAGTAGCTGGAGAACAATTCGAGGTATACCAAAGTACTACCTCCGTTATCACAGGCTTAGAAGCCGCGTTAAGCGCGTCATCTGATGCAATTATATATTCCATTCTTTTAGGTGAATAAAAATGTCAACAACAACTTTTAATAGGGCAGACTTTAGAGTAACTAACGTACTAGCCCAGGCTTACGGGCCAGTAGCTTCTGGTACTACAGTCATCGCTTTCCATGGCACGGCGTCTAATATTGACAATGTGAACAAATCCAGTCATACTTTAACATTGGAGATCCATAACGGAGCCAGCGTAGTGAATCGTTTGAATGCCATATCCATACCCTATAGTGGTGCGGCTAAACTTCCTAAGATGGTACTAAAAACAGGTGACTCTCTACATGCTGTCACAGATACCACGTTGATGATAGACTTATCAGTTGAATTATTAGAAATCGTAGGTTAAGGAGTAATATGGCACGATCTAACGCTTACTATGGGATAGCACCTAATGATGTTGTAGATACAGAGTACAGATACGCATACATTGCTGCATCAGGCCAAACTTCCTTTAATGCTATTTACACACCAGGAAGTATCGATGTTTTCGTAAATGGATCTAAGGTATTCCCGTCAGAATTTATAGCTGCTAATGGTACTACGGTGGTGCTGAATACTGCTGCTGTTCTAGATGATGAAGTACAGATAATAACCAGGAAGGTTATACCTGTGGTAGGAGCTGTGAGTCCTACTGACTTGGTTAATGCATTATCTTTTAAGGCTGATACTTCTGTAGTATATTCCTTATCTAAACCTAATTGGATAATTAAAAGTACCTCATACACGGCAGTTGCTAGTGATTCACTGATGTGTGATACCACCTCTTCGGCATTCACTATAGTTCTTCCCGCCGCCCCTGCCGCAAACGACGTGGTTCGCATTGCAGACTACGCGGGAACATTCGCAACGAACAACCTAACGATTGGCAGGAATGCATTGAACATTATGGGACTGGCTGAAGATATGGTTATCAGCACGAACAATGTGAGCCTGACAC